CCTTATCAGGTAAATCAGAATTCTGATACGCCACGTATAATTTATGGTGACCAACTATAAGCCGCAAAACAAAATGTTCCACTTTTGCAAAACATTTTGTTCCAAAATCACACTTATTAACACAATTCAAAATGTGATTTTAAATCCAATTTAAATATAGTTTTAATAAACATTCTTTATCTTTGTACCACACATGGCGATGTGTATATCAGGATAAGGGCGGAATCAGGTAACTGAAACCGCTTTTTTTACAAATGATATTTGTTAATTTCTAAGGTCATAAGTACGAGTATAAAACAGATAAACTTTATGTTATTCTATCGCCAATGGAACTTTTTCCGTGTTGTTATTTGCTTTCTTTCGATTTCGTTTTACAATTTCCATATTCTTCAGGCTACTCTTCTCATTAGCCAATGTTAAGTCTTTAATCAACGTTTCAGCAAAAACATCTGAATATATCTGAGTTGTTCTAACAGATGTATGTCCCAATATTCGTTGTACTGTCGTAATTGGAACACCTTGATGTACTAACAGAGTAGCACAAGTGTGCCGGGCCGTGTGATAAGTGATCTTTTTATTAATCCCAGCCATTTGAACCAGTTTTTGTAATATTCTGTTTGTATCTGAATTACATCCTATCTTAGATAACTCTTCTATGCTGTTATAATGGCTTATAATGTTTAGAGCCTTTCCGCGAAATAGTAGACACAAAGGTATTTGAAGTTTTGATCCAGTTTTAAGGCTGTTCAATATCAACCAACTATTCCCATCTATAATGATTAAATTACGATTGCTCAACTGTTTAAAATCGGAGAATCTGAGTCCAGTATAACAACAGAACAGGAAAGCATCAAGAACATGTTGGCTGTTATTCTTCTTTTCAGGCAGTTTCAAGGATTCCATCTTTTCAAGCTCATTAGGCAGCAGAAAACGATGTTCTGTCTGTTCTTTCTTAATTTTAAACTTACGGAATGGATAAGCATCTTGTGGAATATACCCTTGGTTTATTGCTTCATTGACAAGGGTGCGGAGTACTCTCATATGCTTGCCTATCGTGTTGACTTGCAATCCTTTGTTTCGTAGAAACACATCAAAATCTTTAAGAAATGTATAATTAAGATCTTTAAAATCAATTATACCACGAAACTCCTTTAACGTCGCCACTGTAACCAACATGTTATCTTTTGTACGCGGTTTTCGATCTGAATTCTCTATGGTATGTTGCGCAAATTTCAAGAACGAGATGGATGGTGATACTTCTTTTTTAACAAACTCTTTCAATTTTGAAAGTGTGGCATCAATACCATTTTTCCAGCAATTCAGCTCTATCGCCTGCAAATCCAATATGTAACCATATAACATTGCGTTGAGTTCATTACTCTGAGGATGGTTAACAACTTGTGCTCCCTGTTTGCTCCAATGCTCTGGTTTTAAATATACATTTGTTTTAAAATAGGCTTTACGTTGGTTTAAATATGCTTCAACCTGCACTAAGGCAGTTCCTTGTTTATTAAGTTTCTTTTGGCGATTATAAACCAAACGATATCTAATTTTTTCTAACATGGCAGTTTTTATTTTAAAGTTAAGTATTTCTATCTTTATGACAAAACAATACATAAAAAATTGCTTCTGGGAGAACTTCTGCCAATACCAAACATAAAATCGGTATCAAAAAACATAAATATATCAACTGAAACAGTTGTGACTTTAGTAACATTGGCATTAGGTGAAGTCTGCCTTTTATCGATTTCAGATGGAGGATATACTGTAGTCATCTCTTTATCTGCAACCCAAAGTAATACGATAAAATATAGTATAATTTCAGGGGAGCTAAGAGGAACATACAAATTATCTGATGAAGGATTAAATCTGAATATGACAACATCAGAAGCAAGAGCACCAAGGATAAGATACATTATTTTTTAACAGAAATAATCTCATAATCTCGACCTGGGAGAACTGATACCTGTTGTGAGCGAAACAAGCAACGGACTTGCTTGGAAAGGAGGCTTTATAGACAGACCTAAAATAGCATCCAATATGTCTATTGACAATTATACTAATCCAGGAATGTACGGTTTAGATGGATGTCAAGATTCTCCATATAAATATGGCGGACTAATAATATTTAGAGCTAATGTTTTAGTTGTACAAATCGTGTATGATATGCAAGGTTCAAACAGACCCAAATATAGGCAGAATTGGGCTAATCAAGGTTGGCAATCATGGTATTCTTTTTAACAGAGTAATGGCTATTTCACGATCTGGGAGGACTGATAGGAGTAAATGATACGTGGTTTAGAACACGAAGTCAATATAAAGGAAGCATACTACAAGCCCCAACCGGTATATACCGACCTGCCCCGGGCGTTATTACTGACACCCTTTCAGGGGGTGGACTTGTTCTAGTTTTTAGAATGGACGATAATAATGCTTGTGTTTTTCAAGTGACCGGGAATGGCATCTTAGCTGTTCGTACAATGAATGTAAACAACGGTAAATGGAGCGACTGGGATACAATAGCTAATCCAAGTTTTCCAACATAATATAGTGCCACAAACCCGACCTGGGAGAACTGATTGGGATTGCTACGAAAGAAAATAAAGGCTTGAGCAATAGTGTTCAAGCCTTAAATTCTACGGTTTATAATATTTCTACCGGAAATAAGAAAACTGCTTTGTTTAAAGTTTGTGATTATGGCAGTAATATTAATCATATATTACATATATATAGCTCACCTAATGGCACATTGGATAGTTGCAACTATATTCGTGTGATCTTATCAGATATATATATATTCGTAAATAAATTATTTGAAAAAGGATATAATAGTATCAGACTTTTTAAAGATAGAAATTCTTTTTATGTTTACGTTTATAGCAGTGTATGGACAAGAACCAAGATTGAGGTTTTTTCAGAGAACCCTGATCTCTTCTATTTCACAAACGTGACGGATGAAATCAGTATATCAGATTTGGAAGAAATCTCTATATCTTGAAAAATATAGCGGTTTATTCAGATATTTATTACCTTTGCACCGCATATGGCGTTGTGCATATCAGGATCGGGTGGCACCGGCTTGTACCGGACCACCCGTTTTAATCCATGTCAAAGATACGGTTCGCCAATAATCCCAATTAATCGCCAACAGGCAGAAATTCTTGTTTAAATTCCTACCTGTTCGAGCGTCCTAATATCTATATCTACTTTAGTTGCTGAAATGGCATTATAAATCGGTATGCGGTTGGCAAAATATGCTATAGCGTATCCCCATCCACTCACGTAAACATAATAATTGTAATCATTATCTCTATACATTCTTATTGATGACGGTCCAGAATTATGCGTAATACATAACCCATTACCACCGCCATGCATACAGATAATAGAGTAGTCATCAACTACTTCCGAATTACCTTCACCAACAATCTTAACAACCAAATTTAAATTCCTTGTAAAATCAATCCTATATAAGGTTGCAGATCCTCTACCTTCTGCCATCCTTATATAGTTTTTATTTTGCAGAAGTTCTCCCAGAAGTACAAAATATAAGAGCTTAAGTTATAATTTCTATACAAAAACACCTTCGTATTTTGCCCATTTTCCCCAATTATCTCCTAATTTTTGTCTTATATAAAAAACATTATCATTCATCGGAATGTATATTTGAGTTATAAACAAACGCCCAAAAACCAATAATCCTCCCCATGCCCTATGACCGTTAGGGGTATCTCTGTCAGTTAATCTGTCGTCAATAGTATAATATCCAACCTCAGTTGCCGATGCAAATGATGTTGGATATCCTTTATCTCCTAACATTTGATTTATCCCTAACAGTTCTCCCAGGTCGTTCCATGAAGAATATCTATGTTATAATTGTTACTTTAATTTTAGCCCATTTATTGAAAGAATTTCCATTGTTACTAATAGACCGAATATATATGTATGGATCTACATTTAAATTGTCAGGAACAAAATACTGAGATCCAAAAAAGCCAGAGTTTGCCACAAGTAACATTCCATACTTATATGCTCCTGTAGGGAAGTTATTGGTTGTGGAATCGTCCACATTATAAGCTCCGGCTATAGCTGTGTTGCAGTCTTTTATTGCAAACCGTCTTCTTATCCACGTATCATTTATTCCGATGAGTTCTCCCAGAAGTGTTGCTAAGTTGCTTTTATCTATTTGAACAATTTCACCATTTGATCTCTTTCCGAAAATAGTTACGATGTCACTTACCACCGGAACTTCATTTAATTTTTTGTCTGCCATAATCGTATTTTTTTAATTATTTATTACTATGTTTCTAATTATTATAATGTTTTTATATAAGCCATCCATGCTTTAGATGTTCCTCCAACCGACTTGTACAGCTTCTTCCTGCCACCTTTTATCTTGTACCGGGAAAGGTTGCTTCCGTCATAGTTCACGGGATAATCCAAATTGCTCTCGTTGGCATACGCCTCCATTTCGTATGAGATGGTATAATATGCCGAACTCGCAGGATGGCAGATAGGGTTTCCCTTAACCCACTCGACAAAATACCGCCAGTAGTATTTTACCCATGAGCCGGCAAACTGTGCTTGGCGCAGGTGTATGGTCTCGTGCGTCATACTCTCCTTACCCGCATAGGTCTGCATGTACTTCTCTATATTCTCTTTGTTCTCGATACGGTAAATCATCCGTCCGCACCACATCATGAAACGGTATCCCTTGAAAGGATAATGCTTCATGGCAAGCATCTGAGGATTATCGAAATTACCCGGCTTGCTTGAGAACAGCATCTTGATTAATTGCCATAATTCTTTCATTTTGATTCCTCCTTTTCTTTTGTGTCCAAATAATCGTTTATGGAATCCGCATAAACTCCCGAAAACAACGGTGTACAATCACGTATAATTCGTATTTCCCGTTCATCGTAATCTACTTCTCCCTTGCCAGAGTAAATCTTATGAGCCAGAGAACTGGCGGCTATGCCCGGAACATTTGTGTATATGGCGTTAGCCAATGACTCCGCAATATCCATCTCAACCCTGATATCCTTCTTTATCCCTGTGTAACAAGGAAATTTTGTAAAATCTATTTTCATAATTTGTATTTTAATATTATAAATCCACCCATGTACTTCCTCCATTCGTTGACTTACGAATTCCGTTCCGCCCAACTGAAAAAATATAATTTCCACATCTTACATGCAGAGTATCATTCGCTGTTGAAACATCCCCGGTTGACGATACAGTTATACTTCCACTTCTAATTACCGTGTCCAAAGTACCTTGGTATAAATGTCCGTCTATTGACTGAAACCGATCGTATTTCATTTCAAACTTATCGTATTGCAGCAACAAGTTATCAACATTCACAGCCGACATATTAGTGCTGCCGATATAATTACTGCCTATGTTGAATCCACCGATTACGCCACCTGTAGCGGTTATTGTACCTGTGATATTCGCCTTCGTTGCGACAAGATTGCCATTCTGATCCACACGGAACGGAGCGTTTCCCGGAACATCACCGCCAGCCCATATCCTTACAGGTGTCGTACCGGCTTCCTTGCTGCTTCCTCCTGTAAGACCGGCTACAATATTATTATTTGCATCCTTAATCAATAACTCATTGCCTTGGACGAAATCAAGACTGGCATTATTGGCTATTATCAGGCTGGTATAGATAGGACCGACATTGCTTAATTTCGTCCAATAGGTGGTATTGGCATAGGTTATGGAAGATGACGATGTATGGGTCTTGATACACTTATAAACATCCCATCCGTCCACCGCACTATTGTTTCTCACCATTACGATATCAATATACCGCGTGCCACTTGTAAGGTCCTCGTCATTCCTGTACGTCACGCCGGACGCCCACTCGGAAGACCGTATAATACATCCCTGTATTCCTTGTACGCCCTGATCTCCCTTATCTCCTTTGTCACCTTTCTCGCCATCATCACCCTTGTCGCCTTTCGCTCCGGTATCGCCCTTTTCGGCCCATACATCATATTCAGCAGTATTCACTTCACCCGTCAGCACATATCCGCCATCGTTGTAAGTAAACCGGTTGCCGGCATTGTCAGTCCAACACCATAAGGGAGGATTGGTAGTGGATGCCTTGGCTACATAAGAGCCGCCACCCATCGAAACGACACCCATTTTGGGAACAACCATTCCGGTCTTGAACTGCCCCATCTGGGTGTAACCGTCACCCTTGTCACCCTTGATTTTTATCGGTGTACCCCATGCTCCGTCAGATGCGGACGCAGCAACCTTCTGTGACATCCATATGGCGGTACTTGTCGCATTTGTATGCCATCCTCCAGTAGTACCGTTCCCGGTAGGTACAGAAGGTTGGGAAGTGCTGTCATTATAAGTTATAAACACGCTCAATCCGTCAGAACCGGCTGCACCATCAGCACCGTCCGATCCGTCCACAACCATCAATGCCCATGCTGTTCCGTTCCATATATATACACGACCATTATTGGTATCCCGGTATGCCCAGTTGGTCTGAGGATTGGAAGGAGGTGTTTGGAGATCTCCTTTCCATACAATACTCAATCCGTCTTTCCCGTTCTTCCCATCAATTCCGTCAATAGTCATCTGATACCACTGTCCATCCTGATATACATATGATTTCTTATCAGTGGTATTCTTGTATGCCCACCCGTTCTGAGGATTGGAAGGAGCGGAGGAAAAATCACCTTTCCAAATGATGCTCGTTCCGGCTACGCCCTCAGCACCGTCAGCACCATCAAATCCGTACTTCGCCCAAAGGGCAGGAGCACTGAATTTACTCCATATACCGTTTTTCTTCTCCCTCTCACTGATCCACTCATAAGGCAGAGAGCTGGAAACACCTACAGGATCATCATGCCAGCCGGAAGGCACATAATCGTCCGTCTGTGACGTGGAAGGAGTGGCAGGTTTACTCTCTGTTGTAGTATGGATGAATACCCTCTCATAACTGGTACCATCGCTTCCGTCCTTTCCGCTTTGAACCAAAAGTTCATATTCATCGGTATTTATCTCACCCGTCAGCACATATCCGCCATCATTGTAAGTAAACCGGTTGCCGGCATTGTCAGTCCAACACCATAAGGGAGGATTGGTAGTGGATACTTTAGAAAGAAACGAACTTCCTCCCATTGTAACGATACTCATTTTGGGAACAACCAAGCCGGAATACCACGGACCGCTATTGGTCACGCTCACACCGTCCTTTCCCGGTGCCCCCGTATCACCCTTGGATGCTATCTCCTGCCAGTCAGCATCCGTACCCGGTTCAGAGGACGAACCGTTCTTGTTCAGACACGCCCATGTGCTGCCGTTATACGTCACACTATCGTAGTAATCATAATGCCTGCCTGATTGCCATACACCCTCGTAGCTTAAGTCCATAGCCACTTCACCGTTGGGCTTGAGTCGTTCTATCGTTCCCCTTATGTATACTTTGTCTTGAAATGAAGAATAACCGCCCATCACCTGCCCGTTGACTGTAAGACCACTCAGGTTTCCGTTCTGATAAACGATGTTCACATCCGGATCTATTACCCATGTGTTCACGTTAACCAATCTGCGCAAGTAATATCTGTTCTCATAGGTAATGGCCTGCCTGTCCTTGTCGGTGAAATTTCCGTAGGCAAAGAAGTTCATACCCGGAAGAGGGTGCACGCTCGTTCCTGCCTGAAGAGCGTATTCAAACTTCATGTTTCCGGCCTCATTCTCGATGATGTTTGTTGGAGTAAAATACGAGGTGGCGTACCCGGAATACTCCATGAATCCGTTAGGACCGTATTCATCCTTCGTATGGTTGCTGCCGGCTATGTTGTGAAGTATACCACGGCAGATATCACTTACCTTCAACGTTCCCCACTGCCCCTCAAGCAGTTCCAGCGTGGCTATTCGGTTTTCCGTGTCAACGGTCTTTATTCTTCCGTATGCGAACGAGTTCGCCTTGTCGCCGGATATCACATCGATGCAGTTGAACGTGATCTGCGGTACTATCAGCTCTTCACGGAACATCGCCTTGTCGGCTTCGACTATTGTCTTGCCATTTTTGTCAAACCAGATGGCCGCACCGCTGCCTCCGATAAGACCTGTGACAAACTTGCCGACCCTCAGACCTTTGAGAAAGGTGATGATCTCGCTGGCGATATCCGCTATGTTCTTTCTCAGGAAGGTTCCTATAGCCCTCAGGGAGGAGAAAGCCGTATAGTCGCTCGGACTCTCCATATCGCCGGTCTTCAGCAGGCGGACATTGGCCTGCGCCATCTCCTGCGCCAGCGTGTATTCCAGATTGTTCAGCGTCGAGTCCACGGATGACTTCCATGAGGTGCTGACCGCCGACGAGCAGTCAATGGAAGCCTCGGAAAGATTGCCCAGCTTCCTCTCTATCCTTGTGATGCGGGTGTCAAGATACCCGGCCTCGAAATACTGCGCGTCCTCCAGTCTCACCCTTTGCCCGAGCGATAACGGCACACTGTTTTTATCCACATGAATGTAATCCGTGTCGCCGGAATAGATGGATATGTCCTTGCTGTATTCTGTCAGGAAGCTGTCAACCGCCTGCTTGTACTGTTCTTCCGCTATCGGGTAATACTCATCCGGCATGCGGATATTCGTCAGGATATACGTGTTACCGACGTCCGGTATGATGTTGCCTCCCGGTATCTGGGTATTCTCGTCCGGGTAGGTGTTGATGATCTCGAACTCCTGTGTGTCGTTATGCCAGTTGCACTCGAACTCCCTTCCGGACAGGTCGCCGCTTTCGAAGGTGATGTGTATCACCTCGCCGCCGATCATGTATTCATCCGGATTGAAGGGCAGATCCTTGTCCTTGACATAATAGACGGTGTATTTCTCCCCGTCCGTATTGGTCTGCTCCTCGGACCTTACCGAGGATACCGTACCCAGACGGTGCGGGAATATATCCTGAAAGGCTGCTTCCTCGCGATGCTCCTTCAGTCCCAATTGAGTGTTCAGGTCGATATACTTGTCCCGTGACGGCAGTTGCAGATGGGTGTAGCCGTATTTTGACGGGTCAATATTTTTGGTTGAACCTACGGGGATCAGCCGTGTGAACCATTTGATCGAATTGGAGTTCTCATTCTGGGTCAGCCCCGTCTTCAATCCCTTCATATAGCCGAGCGTGACCCGTTCGCCGTGTTCGCATTTCCCTATGTTCAGGTATTCCCCGTCCAGCCACCACTCGGTTTCCCAGGCACCGGCTATCTCGCCTGCCGCATCCCAGCAGAACAGGCCGTTGAAGTTGATGGTCTTCCGATCGCCGGTGACGGCCTGTCCTGCACGCCACGTCACACCGTCGTTGTTGCGGTTCATGTTCGCAACCAGCTTTTCCAGCATTTCCATCGGCGTGCCGTCATAGGCAAAGACAGACTCCAGGTCATCCTCCCCCTGGTTCAGACGGCAGAACAACAGATCCTGCATGTCGTGCTCGCGGCCGTAGAAGCTGATATTGTAGGTGTATTTCTGTGTGTCGGTCTTTTTCGGGCGGTACTCCTTCTTTATGGAGAACCGCTTTCCCGATATCTCCACATAGTCGCCGACCGACAGGACGAAGAACTCCCAGGTGGTGAAGTTCACCGTCACCACGAATTCCGCCCCCACTTCCTCGGTCCACCGGGACGATGAATCGGGACTGACCTTCTTCTTCAGGGCTCCCTGCTTGTCGTAGATTTCAAGTTCCATTTACAATGTCTTTAAATCGTTTTTAATCACTGGTTGAAAAAGGTTTCGGCTCGCGCAGCGTGACCGTGAATCCGGCTACCTGCTGGCCGGTATTCCTGATTGTCGTGAACTGGCTGTACCGGGTATATTCCTTCAGGTAGACCTTCATCACCCGGCCTATCTCCGGAACCTCCAGCGTCAGCCATCCCGACTTCAGCAAGGCAAGCACGGCGTTGTAGCTCTCGAACCACCCGGCCCGTGTATCCGCAACCACCGCCATCTTCAGTGTGATGTCCCTCGCCTCGTAGCGGGGAAGCAATGTTTCGGGCAGCTCCTCGCCGTCAAGTTCCCGGTAGCTGACGGAGGTATGCTCCTTCATCTTCGGCGGCTTCATCAGCGAGTCGTAATTGGTATGGTCCCCCGCGTTCTCCTCGTACAGGAAACATCCCAGGGACGCCATGTCCGTCCCGTTTATTTTCAGCAGTCCTTCCTCCACTTCCATAGCTCTATGTTTTCAGTTTCACACCGCGCCGGAGCTCCGCGATGTTCTCGTTTATCGTTTCGAGGTGTCTGAGGTACTCCGAATTCCCCGCAATTTTGCCCAGGGATGTCGCCATCCCTTCGAGATGCCTTGTAAGGTTGTTGTCAATGCTGATGACATGGTCAAGGGTCGCGTTGCCGATTCCCTCCAGCCTTCCGGCCGTCTCCTCGGTCATGGAGGTGACGGTTCCGGCCCGGCCGGACTGGGAAGAGGAGGATGATGTCCATCCGAAGATATCCTTCAGCGAGTCACGCTCCTCCAGGGCGTCCTTTACGATATCGTTCCATTCCTGCTGGAGGTCCTTGTATTCCCCGGTATCTATACCTCCTTCCTTGTTGTAGTTGGCAAACTTGTCATACCATTCCTGAAGCCTCTTGTCGTAGACTTTCGACAGGCTTGTCTTGAGGATAGCCTTCTGCAGGTACTCGCTGAAGTCCTCCGAGAAATCCTCCGCCCCGCTTTCCATATCAAGCAGTGTGTCATAGAAGGCGTCACGTATGTTGTCAAAAGACATCTGCGTGAGCTGTTCCTTTATCTGGGCCTGTATGTCACCCAGTTTTTCCGAACCTTCAATGATCTTGTCCAGGTAATTTCTGACATCATCATCCAGCTTGGCCCAGAATGTGGGAGCTTCCGACTTCAGTTTCTCCAGCTGCTCCACGGAGAGATCGAACAGTCCGGTCATACGTCCTTCCCCGATCCCGTACCTGTAGAAGTCTTCTCCCAGGGCCGCGCCGGCTGCCGCCCAATCTTGAGAGGACATCCATTTGCGCTGCCGCACCCCGATAGAGTGTGATCCCGTGCTGGCTCCCGAATTCAGACGTTCCTTGCCCAGTATCCGGTAAGAGTCTATGGCGGTCCGCTGTAGGGCCAGAGCTTCCTCTCCGACCTTCTGCGCCTCGGCGCCGTAGCTGGTCTCTATATATTCCTTTTTCTTATCGATCAGTTCATCCCATATCTCGTTCAGACGGTTGTACTGGTCCACCATCTCGTTATAGCCGGAATAGTCGGCTCCTTTGAAGATGCCGCCAAGCCCCTTGACACCGAACAGACGTCCGATGCTGTCCCACAATCCTCCTGCGGCGTGCATGACGGATTCGAGAATGTTGCCGACAAAACCCTCCAGCCCTTTCTGCCCGATCTGGTCAAGGATAGCCAGTATGGCCGCGATGATGCCGCCGATCTTGCTTCCGGATGCGGACAGCGTGTCCACCAGAGACCCGACCGCACTTCCGAAGGATGACAGGCTCATGTCCGCTTCACCCAGCGTGTTCATCGCATCGGCCACGGCGGTGATGTTTCTCACCGCCTTATCCTTCGAGGCTTCCAGATTGTTCCCGGCATTGCGCTCTCCGGCTTCCGCCTTGTTCCTTTTCTTTCTAGCGGCCTCCGCCTCCGCACTGTCCGCCCCGTATTGCCGCACGGCCTCGTCATAATCCCGTTGCGCGGCTGTCAGTTCATCAACCGCTTCGGAGTATTCCCGTATGGATTCGGTCAGGTTGCCGAACAGACCTCCTTTCTCAATGACCTCGCTGTCTATCTTCCCGATGGCTTCCTCGATGACCTGTATCTGTTCCGGAGTGGCGTTTTTTTTGAATTCCGGGCTGTTGCGGAAACTGACTATTTGCCGCTTTACCTTCTGCAGCTCCTTTTTTGTCACCTTGTCCAGATTGCCGAAGATGACATCCCAGTTGATGGTGTTCTTCAGTTCGTTGAAATCAAGTTCGGACAGTGCCTCGTCGCGCTGTCGGGCCAGCATCCTTTTGTCATTCCCGTTCAGCCCCTCTTTCGAGGATTTAAGGGTATATTCCCGCATGATGGCCAGACGTTTCTGTTGGTATGTCCCGTATTCCTTGTTATAGTCAATCCAGGATTGCAGGTCCTTCTCCTGCCATTCCTTGTCGGCGGTATAGAATTCCTTCGCATATTGCTGGTAGGCGACAAGACGCTGCTGAGACGCATTGTCCCTTACGGCCTGCCTTTCCTCGGGCGTGGACTTCACACCCCGTTTCTTCTCGGCCTCGTCCATTTTCTTGAGGGTGTCACGCTCTTCCTTGTCGATCTGTGCGAGCGACTCGTCAAGCTCCTGCCTTGCAAGGGCCTGGCGTTTCCTTATACCTTCCCGCATGACCGATATGCGTGCCGCCTCAAGTTTCTGCTGCGCCCTGATACGGGCGTCGGCGAGCTCGTCCTGATAATCCCGAGCCGATTTGCCCGTATCTTTGTTTTCCTTTTCTCCTCCGCCTCCTGTGATGTAATCGGTCACATTGACGGACTTAGCAGCGGATTCTATATTTTTTTGTATGTCAGCGCGTTTTTTTGCATTCTTCTCAAGTTCCGCCGTCCGGCGCTCGAATTCGGCAATCAGTCTGCCGTCTTCCGTAGAGTCATAATACATCCCCAATCCCCATTTCACAAGATTGGATCCCTGGCGTGTAGTATTCTCACGGACCCATTTGTTATATTCAGCCTGCCGCTTTTTCGCTTCCCTGTATTCCTCCCTGTTACGGTTAGTCCAGTTAGTGTCCGCATTCATGGCACGTTGGAGCTGCCAGTCCTGTTTAGTATAGTCCGCTATGATATCCTCGCTGGCTTTCGCCTGCCCGGCACGGATAAGGGCCTGTGTCAGACTGTCATAGGCTGATGCGGCGTTACCCGCCAAGATCGCCTCGTTGGTGAGATTGGCGAAATACTGGGGATAGATCTTCTGCAGCTCGTCCGCAGCCTTGTTCCGTTCCCTTTCGCTACGGGTCACGTCCTGTGTGGCGGAATACAGGATTCTCAGCCGGGAGATCTCATCTGCTTTGGAGGACACTGCTTTTTTTGATGCAGCGTTCAGGTCTTCCGCAGCTTTCTGTGCGGCTGTCAGCTCCTTGTTGGCCTTGCCGATATTTTTCACCCATTCCCATAGGTCCTTTCCGTACACTATTCCGAGCGATATGGCCGCGACAAGCGCTGTCTGCCATGAGAATAATGAGCCGGCAAGCTGCTTCCACACCGGCACGCCTTTCTGCCCGGACCGCATCAGCAACTCGTTCTGCTGACGCACGTCCCTGATGGCGTCCGTCAACATCGGAAGATTATTGGAAATAGCAAGAATGAACATCTGCGGCCCCATGGCAAGGGAGGGTAGTTCACGCGCAACCTGCTGGAACTGCAGCCGCAAATTATTCGTTTTCTTTGTGATATCCTCTATGCTTGCAGTAACCTGTTGTCCGGCTACGGGAGTGGAGCTCGTCTTTCTTTTAACAGCCTCCAGATCCTGCAATTCCGTCTTCAGTTGTCTGATGACTCCCTGCAGCGCCTGGATATCCGCCATCTGGGCGTCGGTATTCGTTCCTGCGGCCATGGCCTGCTTGAACCTTTTCTGCAGGGTCGCAAGCTCCTGCTCCAGTTGTGCGATGACAAGTTTGGCAAATTGGCTCATATTGCCCAGGTTGCCCTCCACCGAGCGCAATCCCTTCAGTGTCTTGTCGTCAAGCAGTATCTCCAGTCTTACAGGTTCCATTCCTATCCTCCGAGTTTTGTTTGAAAATATTCAGTGGTGAATTTGTCCGGCCTACGGTTGCGCTCCCTTTCCAGGAGCTCCTCCTTGGTCACGTACCGGCTGACATCCGTGTTCATCAGCATCAGCTCGGCGTAGCTGATCTTCCACAAGATGTGCCGTTTTGTACGGCCGAACCGCTCCATCGCCTGCGCGATGATTCCGAAAACGCTATGGGGGCCTTCCTGCCGGCCCGTTAACCCGTTTTCCTTTCCCGGCTTCCTATCGGCTCCAGCAGCCCCGCTGTCCTGGACGCCAATGGAATAGTATTGCAAAAAGGCTGTATGTCCATGCCCCTGAGCAGCTCGATGAGGGCGGCGGAGAGCATCGCCGGATGCACCCTCCATCTGAGGTACCATGCCACAGGGCCGGAGAGCAGCATCCCCGAGAGCCATCCGGTGCATACGGCCAGCGCGACCATCCGGCTGACCGCCTTTCCCTTTTCCGCCACGAACCGCATCCTTTCTTCATAGTCCATCGCCCTGATATCCTCCGGGGTGACGCCGAGCTCCAGGTACCGCCTTGCTATGCGGATGACCGCCCCGGCGGGCGGACGGCGCATGACAAGGAAGGATTTCCCGGGGCGTTTTTTAAAGGGCCTGAGTGGCATCACCGGAATGCGGATGCCGATGTCAAGCAGCATGTCCGCCGCCTGGCATCGTGTGTCCCTGTCCTCCGTCATGACTCGGAATATTCCGGTACGACGTCACCCGGGGCGAAGATCTTGTAGGGAGGATTCTCCCCGGCCTCCTGCATCTCCAGCTCGCACTCGATGCCCAGCACGTTGCTGAAGTTGATGCCGTTGGCAAAATTGCAGGTGAGCACCCCGTTGTAGATCCGGATCGTGTGGCCGGTCACGGTTTCGATGTCAAACACGCCCTGCACGTCCTTGTCCTCCGTAGGGGGCACGTAGATTCCGGTACTTTCCTTCGTTCCGCCCATCACCTGTATCATGTTGTCCGCGGACAGCTCGATGAGCGTGAACGTCCATGTCTTGGTGCCCGGTGTGGACTTGAGCACGGCGAACGGCGCGTTGCGTTTCTGCGCCGCCCAGATGCGGGTCTTGGAAGGCGAGTCGCCTCCGGGCTGCAGCCCGTCCTCGGATATCAGCCCGAGAGCCTTCCCGTTATGTTTAAGAGCTTTCACGCCATAGATGGCGCCGGTATTCGTTTCTGGCATAATGATTCATGTTTTAATTGTTCTTTGATTTGTCTTTAAACCGCCGGAGCCCCCAGAAGAGAAGCAGGAGGACAAAACAGCACAACACCTTCGTCCTTGTCCGCTCCCAAAAAGAGGGAACCGGCTGTTTTTCCTCGGCCGTAGCCTCCTCTGACTCCAACCTCATATCCGAGGTCTCCCTTACGGTGATCTCCGGCCGGGCATGAGAGACGGCCGTGACGTTCACGCCGCCTTCCCCGTCCGATTCCACCCTCAGGTCCAGACCCTCATGCTGCTCCGTCACGCCCATGCCGGCCGGAAGGCCGCCTATCGTCCGGAGGAGCCCGGGTTTCAGTGCCAGGCTCGTCAGAGTCGTCGGGGCCTTGCCGAAGATTATTTCCCCGGTTACGCTCCTCTGAAGAGAGCCCGAGCGGACGGCTGTTCGGCTCTCCCTGTTTGCTGCGCATCCAGACAACAGCAGGACAGCGCTCAGCATACTTGCACTGGTAGCATTTACGCAGTGCCTGTTCCAGAACGATAATTTTCTCATTGACTTTTCGTATTTGGTCGCTTAAATGTAAAGTCGTCTCGGAGAGGTCGTCATACAACTGCTTGTATGTGCCCTCGTTCTCCTTGACCGCACGGACCTTGACGAGCCTGCGGTCACGCCACCAGCCTATTGCCATGGCTATGCACCCCGTGGGGGCGAGCCACTGCTGGAGAAGTTCGAATACAGTGCCCCAGTCCATACGCATGTCATTTTTCAGATTATCTCCCAGCCGGCCTCTATGTCCGCCATGACGGCGGGCACGCCGTTTTCCACCCGGCTCATCGCGGCGGCCAGACGGCACATCGTCCCCTTGTCATCCACGTCCGGCTCATAGGTAGTGGGAACCTGAAGCTCGCCGCATACACTTGAAAGGTAGGCACGGGTGTCGTTCTCCGTGGACGGGGCGTAACGCCCGATCATAAGGGAGAGGGTCCTCAAACCGTGTTTCTTCCGGTAGTTCCTCAAGGTGATGAGCATGGCACGGTAGCCGTATCTCATGTCGGTGAACTGGAAGAACTCCTTGTCCGTCTGCACCGGGCGGAGACCCTTCCACCTGTCACCTGACAGGCGGAGGTTTCCGGGGTTATTGTTTCGTAGTCCTCTTGGTGTCGCCATAATCAAACCTCCAGACTTTCTGCAGACGCACTGACAGCAGCCTTGCTTTCCTGTCCGGCAAGATCGCTTGAAAGTGTTATTTCCTTCACATCCCCCTCAAACCATGACTTTCCGTCATAATAGAGGGATACAGTCTTGCCTGGCGCGACTTCCGTACCCTGCACGGTCGCTTTATGCTCAGCCGATTTGTTGGACACGGACAGGCGCGCTCCCGCATGTACCGCGGCCGCCTCAATGGTATAGGTCTGGTCTGACGCGGGAGTCAGCTCGATGGCGTCATCCTGCGATTTCATTGTGATCGTGGTGTTGGACGTTGTGATGACATTCCCCTCACGCGCGTCCAGCATGACCACCTCCTCACCGAACGCCGTGTTCGTGTCCGCGGTCATGAGCATCTTGAAGAAGTAACGTTCTCCGGCATTGGTCAGCTTGTCGATCTGGATCACGTTGAAGTCGTTCTGCAGGTTGACCGCTCCCCAGAAGTTGGACTGTTCGGTCGGTGTAGCCACTGTTCCGATGATCAAGCCGTCCGGCCATGAGGATACGGTCTTGATCGTAGTTCCCTTGAAACGCATGGCGCTGGTATCAGTCCAGTTCACGCCCTTTCCCTCGCGCAGGATAAGCTCGTCGTCATACCGGTCGGCATCGTCAACGGACATGATATACACAAAATTGGGATTGTTGCGGAGAACCTGGGGAGTTGCCTTGCGCACGCGCATCAGACGTTCAATCATGGTGTCGTCTTTCGGGGAGTTCACACGGATTACCTCAGGATCTTCATAGACACGCATCAGAATGCCGTTGAACAGGTGCTCGTCATCCTCCTCATCATCGACATAGATGCCGTTGACGAAATGGTATCCGAGTTCAAAATCCACCTGGTCGGACAAGGCTTTCAGAAGGACGTTCTGCACATTGGGGGGAAGCTCCCGGAATACCAGTTCCCCTTTGGGCTGGAACGGACGCCATATCTGCTCAAAAGAGCGGGGATTGAACGTGGTAAAGGCCATGAAGTCTTTCGGTTCAAGCACCTTTTCCGAATAAATGAAATCCCCTTTGGAGTCCTTGTCCTCAGGCTGTTCCACGCGTTTGCGCAGCATCTTGTTCGTTTTCAGCCGGGGAATGGAGTATTTCTTCGTCACATTGGGCACGAGGTTGATCAGCCCCTTCTGTACCAGTTCGTTGCCCGTGGCCGCCTTGGTGAGTATCCTGTCGAGCACCTCACCGTCATAATTCGTATTCTTGATAGTTACAGCCATAATCTTTTCATTTTTTAATTAAAACCGTTCTTTTTCCGGATTTCTTTCCAATTGTCATTCCATCCGGATTTGTCCTGTAGCGGGGTATCCGGAACATCATCCACGCTTTTTTTCTTCGCAAGCCCGTCGACAATCCTTCTCCCGTTCTCATAATCCTTCTCCAGCACCGCCTGATACGCGTCACGGTCGGATGGGGCGATACGCCCGTCCTGCATGGCGTCCTCGAGAAGATTCCTGATCTCGGCCTTTCTGGCCTCGCGCTCCTTCTCGACATATCCGTCCAGACTCGCCTTGAGCGTGTCACGTTCCTTTACCAGCGCGTCATACTGTCCCGCCTTGTTTTCAAGGGAGGAGAGCGTGCGCACTACGTCCTCATCCGTCGCACACGAGGCGAAGGATGGTCTCTTCTTCAATTCTTCATACATCATATTACCTGTATTTAATGTTTGATTGCCCAGCCGGGCCTGGAATGCGGCATAAACCTCCTGCGGCGTCCCGGCATCCACTTTCTCGCCGATATCATAGATACCGTCAATGAATCCCATCTCCCTGGCCTCCTTGGCGGTAATCCAATGGTCCTTCCCATCGAAATAGGCATCCTTTATCTCCTCACGGGTCTTCCCGGTCTTGGAAGCGTACATGTCCGCAAGCGTATCCTCCAGCGCCTCCAGCTGCTCGGCGACGGCTTTCATCTCCTCCTTGTTGCCGTAACACCCCCCGTAAGGGTTATGGAGCATCAGGCGGGCGTACTGGCTCATATATACCGGTTTCCCGCACAGGGCGATGACACTGGCCATGCTTGCGGCAATGCCGTCGATATAGATGGTTATATCCGCATCGCTGGCCCTGAGGGCGTTGAATATGGCCATGCCTGCATACACGCTCCCTCCCGGAGAGTTCACACGCACGTCTATGCTCCTGTACATGGAAGCGTATTCATACAGCTCGGAAACAATGTCCTTGTCGTTGATCCCGTCAAAACCGCCGATCTCCCCGTACAGGAGGATGCAGGCGGTATCAGGGGAGGGTATCATGTTAAAGTATCGCTTTTTCATCGGTCGTCTTAAAATTACAGTGCAAATATGGAGAGTTTTTTTACTACAGTCAACACCATTGGGACATAATGCAACTTTACAACCTCATGATGACGCCATAAGACAGTATCATAAATTCAATATATTGCAAATCATATATTTAAATACGAATTTTGCCGTAAATAAAAAAGATGAAAAAATGGCGGAACTGACTAGCAGGCAGAAAAAAGATTTTGCAAGGACTATTTACCTTAATGAAGAACTGACACACGCGGAGATTGCCGAGCGTGTGGGGGTAAAACGTCAGACTGTCTCCCGGTGGGCCGGTGAAGGCAATTGGGAACGGTACAAGGTATCCATCACCATGACACGGGAAGAACAGCTCAAGAACCTGTATCTCCAGCTTGCCGAACTGAACAATGCCATCAACGGGAGACCCGAGGGGGAAAGATTCGCCAGCACGGCCGAATCGGACACCATAGCCAAAATAACCGGGTCCATCAAAAAGATGGAAACGGATGTGGGGCTGGCTGACATCCTTTCGGTTTTCAAGAGCTTTGTCAAGTGGCTGCGCACTTATGACATGGCACGCAGCAAGGAGATAGTCCCGCTGCTGGACGCCTATGTAAAATCCAAACTGTAAGGCTATGGCAAAACTCAGACTTACCCCCCGGGACAGGGCCGAACTGGCGGAATGGAACGACCTGGTGGCATCCGTCCGGGAGAGTTCGGACATTAACCCGTCCGACTCCACCGCTGAAATAGAGGACCGTAAGAAACGGCTGGAAGCGGATAATGAAGCGTGGTTCCGTTACTATTTCGCACAGTATTACACCTGCGAGCCGGCCGGTTTCCATAAAAAAGCGACACGGCGTCTTATGGGGCACGACCGCTGGTATGAGGTCAGGGCATGGTCGCGCGAGCTGGCCAAGTCGGCACGCGCCATGATGGAGATCATCAAGCTGGCGCTTACCCGGCAGGTACGCAATGTGCTGCTTATCTCGAACTCGCAGGACAACGCCGGACGCCTGCTGCTGCCCTTCATGGCCAATATGGAGGAAAACCAGCGCATCATTCAGGATTACGGCACACAGAAAAAGCCGGGTTCTTGGGAAACAGGGGAATTTACATGCCAGTGCGGTTGTTCCTTCCGGGCTATCGGTGCCGGACAGTCGCCACGCGGTACCCGTAACAAGAATTTCCGTCCTGACTTTATCCTTATCGATGATATAGACACCGACGAGGAATGCCGGAATCCGGAACGTATCAAGGCCAAGTGGAAATGGCTTGAAGAGGCGTTGATTCCCACCATGTCCGTCTCAGGACGTTACAGGGTGCTTTTTAACGGAAACATCATTGCGGCGGACTGCTGCATCACACGTGCCATCGAAAAGGCTGCGGAACTCGGACAGAAAGGAATAGGATACGCGGACATTATCAATATCCGCGATAAGGACGGCGTCTCCTCATGGCCGGAAAAGAACTCCGAAGAGGATATAGACCTGTTCCTGTCGCTTATCAGCACCTCATCGGCACAGAAGGAATTTTTCAACAATCCGGTCAGCGAAGGGAGCATATTCAAGAACCTTGTATTCGGGAAGGTCCCTCCTTTGAACAAATTCAGGTTCCTTGTCATTTACGGGGACCCGGCCCCGGGGGAGAGCAGGAGGAAACAGGCCAGTTTCAAGTCCGTCTGCCTGCTGGGCAAGCTCAAGGGAAAGCTGTATGTGATCAAGGCAAGAGTGTTCCGGGGTAAGAACGAAGACTTTATCGAGGCGTTCTTCGAACAGTACAAACATGTGGGAGGAAAAGCTTCCGTTTACGCCTATGTGGAGAACAACAAGCTGCAGGATCCCTTCTTCAAACAGGTTTTAAAGAAGCATCTGAACAGGCTGCGCAAGAAACACGGCATCCCGCTGAACATCATCCCCGACGAGGAACGCAAGACCGACAAGGCAACCCGTATCGAGGCCAACCTTGAGCCCATGGACCGTGACGGCAACCTCATATTCAACGAACAGGAGAAAGACTCCTCGGACATGAAGGAACTGGTTGACCAGTTCCGGATGTTCGAACTCACCCTTCCGTATCCCGCGGACGGACCGGACTGCGTGGAGGGAGGGAACAGGGCCATAGACAGGAAGGCGGGGAACATGGAGAAGCCGGTCATAATAGAAAGGGCGGCAATCCGCCGTTTAAACAAGTACAGGAGGTAAACGACATGTCTGAATTCATCAATCCGGATGACTACGATGCGAGCATCCACAGGGAGATCCTGGACAGCATCATCAGGGAGGACGAGTCCATAGTGGAGATATGCGAGGACCAGGCGGTGGCGCAGATGCGTTCCTACCTGTCCGCACGTTATGACTGTGACAGGATATTCTCCGCAAAGGGCAAGGAAAGGAACGCGCTCATACTCATGTTCGCCAAGGACATCACGCTCTATCATGTATGCAGCATCCACAACCCCCAGAAGTTCTCCCCCATACGCAAGGAACGTTATGACCGCGCGATGGAGTGGCTCAAGGCGGTCAGCAAGGTGGAGATCAGCATAGCCGACGCTCCCCTGCTGGACGAGGAGACGGCAAGGAACAACCTGCCCACCCAGATAAGAAGCAATCCCAAACGTGTAACACACTATTAAAATGGCAAGAAAAAAAGAAATATCCATAAGCGGCAACATGCCGCTGCCGGGCAGGAACACCCCGGGAACAGTCATCATCACCGCACCCAGGCTGTTCATGAAGGATATGGCGGACTATATGCAGGCCGTCAGGGGGGCGAACAATGTGGACTTCACACAGCGGACGAGGCTGTATGACCTCTATGAGGACATCCTTATGGACGGGCATACGGGAAGCGTCATAGAGAAGAGGAAATCGGCCGTGCAGTGCTCGCAGATCGAGTTCAGAAGGAACGGCGTTCCGGACGAGGGGATCAACACCCTGTTGCGCTCCCCCTGGTTCTACCGGTTCATCGGAGACCTGATAGACTCGGATTTCTGGGGGTTCTCCCTGTTCCAGTTCTATAAGGACGGGAGCGGATGGATGGACTACAGGCTCGTTCCCAGAAAGAACTATGACCCGGTGAGGGGGCTGATAAAACACCGGCAGGAGGACACCACGGGGGAACCGCTGGAGAATTACCACACGATGCTCTTTGTCGGAGAGAAACGCTCCCTGGGAAGACTGGCAAGGATAGCCCCGTATGTCATATACAAGCGCAACGACATGGCCGACTGGGCACAGTTCTGCGAGATATTCGGAATGCCCATACGCGAGTACACCTACAGCGCCGGTGACGAGCAGGCCCGTGACCAGGCCGTGAAGGATATGGCCGAGCAGGGAGGTGCGGCGGTGTTCCTCCATCCGGAGGAGGCGCAGATGAAACTGATAGAAAGCGGCAACAAAAGCGGCAGCTCCGACCTGTACAGGACCCTGTACGACACATGCAATGACGAGATCAGCAAGATCGTGCTGGGAAACACGCTCACCACGCAGGCCTCGGAACGTGGCACGCAGGCGCTGGGGACCGTACAGGAGAAAGGAGAGAAAAAGCTGAACGAGGCGGACCGGATCCTGGTGCTGAACACCCTGAACTATGACATGACCGATATCTTCACCGCTTTCGGATACGACACACGGGGCGGGGAATTCTATTATGTCAAGCCCAAGGAAACCACCGCCGAGCAGGAGATAAACATCATATCCCGGATGCGCCAGATGGGAACCCCCGTATCGGATGAATACGTGTACGAGGCTACGGGAATCCCTAAACCGGACAACTATGACCGGCTCAAGGAAGAGACGGCCTTCGGAAACGGAAAGCCGGCAGACAACGGTGCACAGGAGAAAGAACAACCCTCTCCTGAAAGGAACAAGCGGAAGGAGGACGGTATTGTAAACCGTATCAGGTCTTTTTTCGTCGCCGCCCCGCGGAAAGGGGCTTTAAAATGGTAATGAACGACCTCTACGGGGAGCGCTGCCGCTTTTGTCACGGCCATGCGGATTCCCGCATGCAGGGGGCGGCCGTTTCGTTTGAGTTCACAAGGGAGCTGATGGCGAAAGTGCTGAGGGATATATTCTACCGGACATTTGATGTAAAAACGGAAATAGACGAGGATCTGTTCCTGGCTACGGTCAGAACTTTCGGCCGTGCGGCGGAGGAAGGATTCGGTCAAAGCGACAATGACAGGCTGGAGGAAGTGTTCCTGGAGCAGATACGCGACAACCTCGATGTGTTCTCCGCTTTCCGCACCCACCGGATGCAGAACGACATTGCCTCGCAACTGCTGGACGAAAAGGGAAGACTGAAACCTTTTTCCCGGTTCCAGGAAGACGTGCAGTCGATTATCGGCACGTACAATACGGCTTGGCTCGAAACCGAGTACGATACGGCGGTACTGCGTGCCCGCCAGGCGGCTGACTGGAAGCTGTTCGACAGGGATGCGGACATCCTTCCGAACCTGCGGTGGCTTCCCACCACCAGCGCGGAACCCGATCCCGTACATGCCCAGTTCTGGGGGATTGACCTGACTTTGCCCAAAGGACATAGGTTTTGGAAAAGCCACCGCCCCGGAGACCGGTGGAACTGCAAATGCTCGCTGGAGCAGACGGACGACAAGCCGACACCCGGGTATGATGTGCCGTTATCGGACTATCGGCCCTCACCAGGGCTGGACAACAACCCGGAGGAGGACGGAAAGCTGTTCAGCGACACGCATCCCTATATCGCCCATGCGTATCCTTCGGCTGAAAAAACCGTAAGGGACTTTATGGAAAGGAGAAAAAAATGAATGTGAATGACGCCGTCAGGGAACTCCGCAGAAAGGAGAAGGAAATCCGGAAGGCCTTCAGCAGGACGCTGCCCCGCAGGATCGGGGCAAAAGCGGTGAACCTTGTAAACAGGAATTTCCGCGAGGGAGGTTTTTATGACGGAGGGCTGCATCCCTGGAAGAGAACAAGGAGACAGGATTCCGCCAAGGGGGCGGCGGGCGCATACGGTCCCCTGCTAAGCCGACGCAACCGCCTGTCCCGAAGTTCGGAGTATGTGGCGGAGCCTTACAAGGTGACGATACGGAATGCCGTGGAATATGCGGGAATCCACAACTACGGGGGACGCATGACCACACATCCGAGAGTGACCGCCAAGATGCGGAAGATGGCATGGAGGATGTACTTCAAGGAAGCGGGCATCACCAGAAGGATGGGGAAAAAGGCCCGCAGGCAGAAGGCAGAGGCGGCACCGCCCGAAGCCCTGAAATGGAAGGCGATGGCCCTGACAAGGAAACAGAGGCTTGACGTTAAGGCGGACATGCCCCGGCGACGGTTCATCGGACCAAGCCGGGAGCTGCGTGAAATGACGAGAAAGGAAACAGAAAAGGAAATAACCAATATATTGTTAAAATGACATGGAAACTTTATTCAATGACATTCAGAAAAGAATAGCCGACAACATAGCATGGCTGAACAAACAGGTGGACGAGGATTACGGGCAGCTGGACATGCTCTACCGTGACGACGGGGACTCCGAGACCTATCCGATGGTATTCCCCATGGTGCTGGTTGACACGCCCGAGGTGGAATGGCAGACACTGGGAGGGGCGGGCGGATACATGCAGAAAGGAACGGTATCGGTCATTGTCAGGCTGGCTGTTGACTGCTATGATGACACGCATTACACCAGCGGCACGGCGGACAAGGCCGCCGGAAGAATGGAACGGGCAAAAGAGGTGGACGCGCTTCTGCAGATGTACAAACCTGAATGCTGCCAGACACCGCTTGTGAGGAAAAGAAGCAGGTTCCACACGATGCCCAGGGGGATAAAGGTCTATGAGACACACTATGAATGTACCGTGTGGGATAATGCGGTCAGTCGGTAAAAAGGGAGAGCTGGGCGGCGGTAAGACGGGGCTTCTTTATTTTGGGGACCGGCTTGACATCGATATCCTTCAGCCTGTTGCAGTTTGAACGGATGATGGCCATGATGCGGTCCACGCTGATAAAGAACTCCTTCTCGGAAAGGATCTTCAACGCGTCGTCAAAACGAAGACGCTGGATTTCCGTCCAATAATAATAGCGGCGCAGCAGCGCCTCGTTGCGTTTCGTGATCAGTTCCGAACTGCGACCTCTTGACATACCCTGAAAACTTGTTTTGATGATAATACATGATACCCATCACAAAAGTAGTGATTATGAAATAAATATGCAACAAAGAGAGGGTTAATAATAAAAAAGCCCTCAACGCTTCCGTTTTAGGTCCCCACCATAAAACATAAGAGATACACAGATACTCACACGCTGAGGGCTAAAGTCCTTGACGTGAATATCTGTGTATCTCTTTATAGTGGGGTGCACAAAAGTAATAATAAAAATTGGAAGTTTATGTGCAAGAGCGAAATTTTCTTCAACCTGCTCGGCCTGACCGAGCGTGAAACGGAAGTGCCGAAGGAACGGATACTGGGCGATTTCAGGGACATGGAGTCCACGGACGCCAGATATGTGCTTGTCAGGCTGCTCTCGGAAGCCGGCCTGTATCCGGACCAGATAGCGGGGATGACCAACCGCACGGCACGGGGGATACGGCACCTGCTGGCCCGGAACATCACCTCGCCGATGATCGGAATATATCTGGAACAAATAAGGAAACACATCAGAACAGGACGCTCGACGGAGCGCGTGTAGTTGAGTATGTTTGCACCACGGTCGGATTAGTGACCGGAACTACAAAATACAAATACAACTATGAGTGAATCAAGAACTTTTGTGTTCCCCGAGAACGGGAACTCCGGAGGCGGCACCAACGGCATTCTGGCCATGCTTCCGGCGCTGATGCAACAGCGCGGTGTGGATCCGAACATCCTGGCGCTGATGGGAAACGGCAACAGCCGTAACGGCAACGGCTGGGGTGACGATCTGTTCGCCATCCTGCTTCTGTTCATCCTGATGGGATGGGGAGGCATGGGAGGCTTCGGCGGCGCCCGTGGCGGAATGATGGGCAACGGACAGGGCGGCGTGGTCCCCTTCGTGCAGAACGACGCGAACACCGCCGTGATCATGCAGGCCGTACAACGCAACGGATACGACATCCAGAGCCTGGCCACCGCGTTGAACACCTCTTCCGATGCCGTACAGGCCGCCATAAACGGTCTTGGCATGCAGATATGCAACATCGGCAACCAGATGGGCATGAACACCAACCAGATCGTCACCGCGATCATGCAGGGCAATAATGCCATCCAGTCGCAGATCTGCCAGTGCTGCTGCCAGACAAACGAGAACATTACCAAAATGGGCTACGAGAACCAGCTGTCCGTCTGCAACCAGACTAACACCCTGGTGAACACGGCCAACCAGAACACGCTCGCATTGCGTGACGCAGGCACGGCCAACACCAACGCCATCATCAGCAAGCTGGACGCCATGCAGAACCAGGCGCTGCTTGACAAGATTGACACGTTGCGGGAAAGAAACAGCACGCTCGTCAACCAGCTCTCGCAGGAGCACCAGAACGCGTATTTCGCACAGGTGTCCGCACAGACCATCGCGCCTGTCAATGCCGCGCTGGGTGATCTGAGCGCCCGTCTGGCGAAGATTGAGTGCAACCAGCCCGAAGTGGCCAAGGTGCCGTACAGCCCGGTTGTGGGAATCCCCACCTGTGTGGCGGCCCAATATGGTCTTGGATACGGCTTCGGTTTCGGGGCGGGTAACGGTTTCTGGGGTTGACCCGGAGAAAGGAGGTAATCATGCCATTTCCTTTTCAATTCGTTAACAGACGCGGATCGGCCGCAATAGTCACATCCGGAGTGAATGTCACCGCCGACAATGTGGTGTTCTCCTTCCCGAACCATTCATTTGTGAATGCCTGGTACAGGGGAACCATCTACATCGACCTGGCGCAGGCCGTTCCCACAGGAACAACCGGGACGCTGCCGGTCCTGTTCGAGACAAACGGGGTGACACAGGCCGTGACCAAGTACAACGGCGAGGCGCTGACGGCAGCCGACATTCCCGGTACGGGAGTGTTCGAGTTCTGGTTCGACAGGACGACAAACACCCTGCAGATAATGACCGGAGTAGTTTAAGAACACGGAGGGAGGAATCCCTCATTTAAAAAGAAACAATTATGCCTTTCCAGAATTTAAGAGTCAACAGCCAGTTTTACATACTCCATAAGGACGGGACGCCTTATGTAGAGGTCGGTGCCATTGCGGGAGTATCCAACCCGGTCCCGGACGGGACACAGCCGGTTATGTTCGGCCAGCCGATGAAGATGGTGGTGGACATCACCGTCAAGGTCGGCGAACAGACCGTCACGTTCCAGAAGATACCCGCGGGGGCGGACATCGCCGACGCGAATTTCCCCGGAGGCGGGAACATGGTCATATCCGGATCAAGGGAGTCGATGAACTCCGAGGTGGCGGCCATGAGGAACAGGTCCGCGGAGATACTCAGAAGCATAGACCACCACCGTGCCATAGTGGACGCCTGCGGCAAGATGATGGAGATCCTGAATCCCGAGTTTGCCGAAAGGCAGAGACAGGAGGCGGAAAACAAGGCTCTCAGGGAGGAGATATCCGAGCTGAAGGCCATGATGGCCGAACTGCTTAAACCCGCGGAAAGGCCCAGTACGAACAATCCTAAAAAACAACAAGTATGATGATGATCGAGATAGAAGACAGCAAGGTCGAGAGAATGTCCGATTATGCCGAAAAAATGCTCAAGTATGGCGGCAAGCTCATGCAGTGCATTGAGGAACTCTCGGAAGGGAGCGGCATGGGACAACGCGACGACGGCTACGATGACTATGACGAGTATGACGACATGGGACAACGTGGCGGTTATGGAAACCGTGGCGGATACGGCGGAGGATACGGGAACCGTTATGGCGGCGGCTCGATGGGCCAGCGCCGCGGAGTGCCCGGAACAGGACGCTATTCAAGATACCGTTAGTTTAACCCGCCGGGACGGAGGATTCCCCCGTCCCGGCTAACAAGAAGACCATGAACAGGACAAAGGAACCTCTGGACATATATGATGACCGGCCAAAGGAGATGACGGCGTACCTCCGGCACAATGGCTGGCACTTCAACAAGAAGCTGTGCGACTTCGCCGTGTCGCTCATGCGCAGGATGAACCCGGCAACCGGAAAAAGCGAGAAGATCGAACCCATGACCAAGGACAAGGTGGACGAGCTTCTGGCCAAGAACGGGGTCAGGGTGGAGAACAACACATTATATGACTATGTATACGTGGCCAACCAGGCAAAAGCGGACTGTTTCAAGTCCTCCATTGCCGACGAGCCCCATCTGGCACTCTACGTCAAGGATATCATAGATGACCATGACGCTCCGGAAGGCATGGTCATGTGCATGTGGTATGCGAAAATGACAAGGGCCGGGGAACCGGTGGAATGGGACGAGATGTTATGATCCGCCAGCGGTTTGACATAGAGGAGTACGGATGGAAGGTGGAGGTCTACTATGCCGTGGACTGTTACTACACCGACGAGATCATGGGCAGGCTCTATGACATAGGCTGCCGCGGGGATGATTTGGAAACGGCGTACAGGAACCTGTCCTCCGGCAAACCGGATACCGGACTCACCTATTCCAACTACGGCACAAGGCAGACGGTCATGGTGATAGGGACCACATCGTCGCCCGCCGAGTTCCAGAACTCCTATGACCACGAGAGGAAGCACCTGGAAGCGCACATGGCAAAGGCGCTGGGGATCGACCCGTGGGGCGAGGAGATATGCTACCTGTCCGGCAATATAGGACAGAAGATGTTCGACAAGGCCAGGTTGCTGCTGTGTGATTGTGAATGTTGTAAGAAACAGATAAAGGAACTTATATGAAAAAGAAAGAAATCAGGAAAGCGCTGGAAGGCGGCACGCCGTTCTCAAGCCTGTACTCCCTTCTCCCCTCCGGGCAGAAGGAGAAATTCAAACAGTTCGCCGCGGCATTCGGAATCACGGAGCGGCAGGTCAGGGAAAGACTGCGGAAAGAAACACGATAACTTCTCATTGACAACGGGCGCCCCGCATATTATTGTATGCCGCAGGGCGCCCGTTCTGTTCAGCTGAGATTCAATCTTGTTTCTTATTCAACTTTAACATATCCGTTTTCAATGCACCAACACAACATATCGTAGGCTGCATCAATGAGTTCTTTACTCTCTGTAATCTTTATCATAGATCTAGAATAAGGCTCCATATACAAGCACGTATAGCTATCTGCAAGTTTCTGGATGGTCAGCACTTCTTTGCCAATAAAGCAAGGCAGCTTATCGAGAATATCCTGCAAGGTGTAGGTATGGTATAATCCAAGTTCTTGTAAATGCTTCATTTGCTCAAATGACAATACCTATTTCATTTCTTTTTAATTCATTTTGAATTATTTTTTTATAACGACCGCCATTGTACTAATAGAAGTGCCACTCTCTTTAAACTCCCCCGCGCTGATTTCAAACACTTCTCCATGTACTTCTTTCAGCCAGTTTCGGAAATCAATACATTTCTTTTCCGAAGCTAATTTCCAGTGTTGGCTAGTTATTGCCGCAAGGGTTCCACCTTGCTCCAATCGATCATACATAAGCCTGACATGCTCTATATCCTGATTACCGGAAAACGGAGGATTTGCAATAATCTTAGTGTAACTACCTACACTGTCCTTGGCAAAGTCTTCATCAAGCAATATTACGTTGTTAAGGGTATGAAGAAATTCTCTGTTTTCCGGCATCAGCTCATAACATTCAACCATTACAGAAGGACAAGCCCGGTGGATTGCTTTTATAAGCGCGCCACGCCCGGCACTCGGCTCCAGTACCGTATCATCCTCATGTATCCCTCCGGCAAGCATAACCAGCCAGTCGGCAACATCGGCCGGAGTTTCAAAAAACTGGTAATCCTGCTGTAAGTTGCACCGTTTACCCTCTTTCAGTATGGAAAACACACGTTCCGGATTAAACGGAAATATGAAACCCTGTATCTTCCCACCTTGCCATGAGCCGCCGGCTTCTTCTATCCACTTCTTTGCTTCGGCATAAGATTTTTTATTAAATTGAACTTGAGGAAGTTTGAGGATATTGTTCTCAAGAGTACAATGTTTCAGTATTTCTTCCACATTCCATTTTTTGCCTTCGTCAGCCTGTTTCTTCTTTTCCCCAACCGGAGCGTCAGGTGCTAACAGTGAGGATATTTTTTGAACGACGATGTTGCTTGCGTCCATGAAGGCACTGACGCAAGATATCGCTTCTATCAAAAAATCAGTGTCAACACACCCGGTATCGTCATAGATGTCTATCCCTTCGGTCATGGATGACAGTTCATTGAGCTGCGCAACACTACCATGTAACGTTTCGATTAAAATCTTTTTTTTGTTCGTCATAACTTTTCTGCAAATAAATTCTAGTTGTGTCTACACTCCCATGGCCTAAAAGGTCAGCGAGTTGAATTACATCTTTGTTTTTTTTAAGGAACATCTTAGCGAAAAAATGGCGAAAGGCGTGTGCGTGCATCTTCTTTGAATCGATGCCGCAATGTTTCCCCCATGCTTTCAAGTGCTGGGAAAAGCCACGCTGTGTGATCGGGCCGAATCTCCCTACCGCAAAAATCCCGGTTTTACCATGTTCCTTAGCGTAAACCTTCGCTTCCTGCTGTAATTGCTTTTGGAAGAAAAAACGTCTGTACTTGTTACCTTTACCTTTCAATGTAACCTCACCACTAATTATATCCTCCCATGTAAATCGTTGAAATTCCGACAGACGGGCGCCCGTTGTACCCAATACCTTAATAAAGAAATAGTAATCCTTATTATTTTTTTTCTTGAGATATTCCAACAGCCGGTTATATTCCTCTTCGGTCGGCACATTGTTCACATCAAGCTTGCGCTTTATTTTGGGACGATTCAGCTCTATAGGCTTCTTCATCCATCTAGAAAATCTTTCTATTGCTGTAATCCGCAAACGGATGGTAGCGGGAGATAATTTTTCTTCTTCAAGACTTTTTATAAACCTCCTGCAATTATCCATGTTTACCTCATTGGCATACTCGAAATACTTCTTCATTGATGTGTAATATATATAAACTGTATGAGAAGAGTAATCATTGTTGTCAGTCAGCCATATAATGAAATCATTAAGTTGTTTCTTGTTCTTATCCGAAATGACATCAAGTTTTTCCAAAGGTTTCACCGCCTTTTCCCTTTTTCCATATCCGATGTTGAGATAGGATAATAGATCGCATATAGCTGAACACATTAGCGAATGACGCACCATGACATCAGCATTTTCACGTTTATAATTCAAATAGCCACGGCGGTTCACTTCTTTGGCCATTTCTAAAAAATCCGTGACATGCTTGATATATTTCCCGACAGTATCATAAGTCCTGCCTGTTGTGTATAAGTAGGAAATATAATCAGTTAATATCTTCTGCCTATCATTATTCATAATCTTGTTTAATTAAATTATACCAATCATTGCTATCTTCAAAAAAACATCTGTATCCATTAGCCGTATGTTTGCCTCTCACTTTCCGACATATAGCACTGATCAAAGAAGGAGCCACGCCAATCATCTTACCAGCCATTTGTATCGAAGGGAATACTCCACATAATTTCTCATCCTTTATCAAAACAACGCTCTTTTTATTCATACCTGCTCCGGTCTTATGCCAAGCCCCACGTCCTTTAGACAGATTTTTTATACTTCTGGCTTTGGACCGTTTTGAATGATAAACCATTTTACGACCCTTGTTGTGAGAAACACAACCTTTTAAAAATCGTCCGGTAATAAAGTCTCTCTCAAATCGCTCAGGCGGTATATATAATTCACTCATATCTTCTTGGTTATTAGTTAATTAATATCACTTCCTACAAATGCCGCTATGGTATCAAATTCATTCTTTGTATACTCATAGCCGTTAATGATTATAATTTCATTCATTTCTATCTTGTTTTGAATTATTGTTTAAATTCCGGTAAAACACCGAGATATAAGTACCGATTATCAACGGTTCTGTGTGCTGTAATGTAGAATAATACATCGCCTTCATTTTTAATGGCGTCGCATCCTTGTATAAAGTCTCTTGAGTAATATGCAGGAGGTATGATTTCCCCTATATAGTTATATAACCTTTCGTCAATATAATCACCTGGCGATAAAAAGTCATCCAAGTCTTTATCCTGTTTTACCCATTGTTTAAAAGTCTTTTTCATTTCTTTCCTGTTTTGAACCATTTTCCTGATGTCAGGTAAATGGTAATTATTATCAATTAAATTCTAATTGTATTATCATCAAGCTATTAATCAACTTCCACTAACTCACCGTTTTCCAGTCTATACCATGTATCAGCCTTGACAACCTCACCATCAACTACTACAGCCTTCCAATCAACAATATCATACGTATCATCCCTTTCCTCAGCTATGACCAAAATTGCACCTATTCCGCCTTTTACCTGAACATTTTCTCCTCTTGCTACTGACAAACCATTATATCCTGTTGAAGCCTTTCCTCTTGCCGTAGCAGCACCATAATCACCAGCCGTAGCAGCACCACAATCACCAGCCGTAGCAGCACCTCTATTACCAGCCGTAGCAGCACCACAATTACCAGCCGTAGCAGCACCACAATCACCAGCCGTAGCAGCACCACAATCACCAGCCGTAGCGGCACCTCTATTACCAGCCGTAGCGGCACCTCTATTACCAGCCGTAGCAGCACCTCTATTACCAGCCGTAGCAGCACCTCTATTACCAGCCGTAGCAGCACCATAATCACCAGCCGTAGCAGCACCATAATCACCAGCCGTAGCAGCACCACAATCACCAGCCGTGGCAGCACCATAATCACCAGCCGTGGCAGGTTTTCCCGGTTCCGCATTACACTCGTTAGTACACCGTTCCTTGACATAAGATACAGCTGCTTTCACAAGCCCCCTTATATCAAGCTCAGCACCTATTCTAATTTTTGAAGAGCAAACCTTGTCGCTTTCTGAATCGTCTATTTTACCGCTCTGTTCAACCTCACAAAACCTTGACCCGGCTGGCGTATAGTAACTAAAAACATCCAGAGGGTAAGGACATGCATGAAAACCTTTTTCACATGCCTTTATGTCGCCTGTTTCTTCATACTCCTTACCTACTTCATACTTAAACCCTCTACAAGATAAATCTTTATCAAATGCTTTATAAGCCTTTATTTTCTGTTCCATGATATTGTTTATTTTTCGTTATTTTGATATTTCGATAATTCCACGTCTCTCACATTCCTCAAGCAATTCCATATCCTCCTTACTGATGAATGCGCCTGTCCTTCGGTTTACACCCACATAAGGCTCAAACCCGGACCGTGCGGGAACCGTCACCTGCAGTGCTGCTAGACACCTCCCGTTCCGCATCCGGCCAGCCTTGCAATGATCGGGCGGAACTTTTCCTTTCTCAATCTCACATCATAATACGCGGTTGTCGCCCTGCATCTGGATATCTTCAGGAAGGAGGCTATCTCACGGAACAGATACCCTTCCTCATACGCCATATAGCAGAACAGCATCCTTGAATCGGATATGTTCCTGGATATCATCCGGGACAGGATCATCTCCTGCGAGACGCCCATCATTCCGGAGATCTCGTCCAGCATAAGCTGCATCGGTTTCTTTTTCTTGTTGTCTTTTCTCAGGTTCATAAGATTGTTTTTAAAAGGTTCTTAAATCTGTTTTAAAAGCACCGGCTCCTTATGCGGTGCCAGATGGTTCTTTTCCTGAAACTCTGCGGACAGAACGCCCTGTCACGCTTATGCCAGCCCTCCCGGCACCGGAGTCTTGATTCATCCAGCATATCCTCCATCGCGGATTTGAGACTCTCCAATTTTTCTTTCAGCAGGTACTCATTCATTCCGTCCTTTTCCATACATCGCGAGAGTTGGGGATTCGGGATCATAAGGCTCCACGGTGGTAAGGGTAACGGAGGATACGACCACACGTCCGCTCCCCTTGCAGGCGGGACAGGCAACGGTATGTACGGTGTCCGCCAGCTCGTCCAGGTTCTCAAGAAAGCCCCGGCCGCAGCATGTGCGGCACAGGACCACATGGGGATGGTCAAACTTCCTTCTTATCATCACCGGGAAATTTAGGTTTCACATCAGCAGTGTAGGGATAGACATCCATAATGGCGGTCTCGGACACCGAGCCGATGACATAGTCCGCCAGCGTGCCCTTCATCCCCTCGTCCAGCTTCTTTACGGCATCGCGAAGGTCGGAAGCCTGTACCAGTACGGTAGTGGGGGTCTTTTTCTCCGCTCCGCTTTTTTCGTCCAACGTGATAAAGAACAGCTTACACTTGAACCAGCGGTCGGCCGCATCTTCCTCAGATGGGAACAGTTCGCTGTAACCGGCGCGTTTGACGCCCGAAACAGTAAATTCACCGTTGATATACGGGTTCATTTCTTCAATAATACGGGCTTCCGCTTCCGTGAAGCTCAGCGCGTCGACCAGATAGGCTTCCGTTACTTTCCTGTTCATGCCGTTCTCCGCCACCTTCTCGTAGCGGATGGAACATTCAAACCAATTGTGCATCATAATTTACATCTTGTTAAATGAGGGTTCTATTCTTTTCCATTGATTGTTTCCGTCCTTTTCCTCGAAGTAGAAGCGGATCACCGTGCCTTCCACCACGTTGCTCTCACGGAAGAGCTGCATGATTTCCGAATATTCGGGGTCGTTGAAGTCGTCCTCGAGCTCGTACAGGCGGGAGATGGACTTGTAGTCAAGATCCCCGGCCTCGTTGCGCTGGAGCAGCGACATGGCCAGCTTGTACATGGGGTTGCGCCCGTCATCGCCCTTCTTGCCGATCCATGCGTTCAGGTAGTCCACTAGGCGCTTCTCTGCCACGTCGGCCCTCTCGTCGAAGCCCTTGACCCGGTTCCCCTTGACGGAAACCTTGAAGGTGTCGTTCTTCACCTCGAACCCGAGCTGCTCGTCACGTTTCAGACCGCCGTACTCCTTCAGCTGGTCATAGTAGGCGGTGGCCTCCTTACGGAGCCATTCCTTGAACTCCTGACCGTCCTTGATATACTTGCGGAGCTTCCTCTCCACAGAGGCGAGGAATCTGGCACGCAGCTTCTGGTAGTTCTTCTTTCGGTCCCCGTCCTTTCTTTTCTTTTCGGCCTGCAGCTTGCTTAGCAGGGCCTCACGTTCCTTTTCAGATAAATTCTTGATATCCATATCTGTTCTTATTTATTAGTGAATAAATTCCTGAATAAATCAGGGTCGATTATCTCCTCGTTGCAATCAACGTTCTGTTCTATGGCTGTCTGGCATTCCCAGCAGAGATGGTTCACGGTCATGTGGTTGTTGTATTCACAGAACACCTTCCCGCACAGCCCGCACCGGGCGAACATCGGCTGCACGGTGTCCGCGTCCTCCCGGCAGATGTCCAGCCCTTTGGCGTGGCAATCGGCACACATGTCAGCACATTCCTTTTCGAATTTCGTCTTTTCCATTGTCATCATTGTTATTGTTATTATCGTTTATCCATGCTACCAGAATCCATAACATGGCGTTCAGTGACCATGTTTTCGCCCAGAAGTCATCATTAACTATCATGCCCGTGAAAGCCGAGAGGGCGGATATCACATACACAAGGTGCTTTATTCTCATACCTCCTCCTTCCGTCTTATGGCCTTCAGCTGTTTCAGTGTGGCCTTCAGTTCCTCCAGGTTCTGGCTTGACACCGGCTTCCTGCATCCTCCGTGGCTCTTCAGGAAGGAGGTGATCTTCGCCTTGTTCATCTCAACCTCCACGGGATTGTCGCTTCGGTAGCTCCTGTTGAGAAAACCGATATCCATTGACACGGCGTAAATGGCCTTGACCAGTGCCAGTTTCTCCCGTCTTTCCGGATCCTTTCTTCCGTCGGGATCGAGCAGCGTCCCGATCAGCCTTGCGGCCTCGCTTTTGCACAACTCCGCGGACGTCGTTGTCCGTCCGCCGCTGAACTGCCGGACAAGATGCCTGTATTCATCCTCGTCCAGTCCGAACTGCCGTCTGAGGCGGTGTATGCACCGCTTCTGGGCATTTGTCGCGGGTAATTCAATTCTCTTGTTCATTGCTATTGCTGTTAAATGGTTCGTCACTGTTCCTGAGCCAGCATCTCTCATAGCCCTCCTTCCAGACCACATAGAATCCTTTCGGACCGGGAACACCACGGCTCATGTACCGGGCGCAGAACCCGTTCACCTCTATGCGGGAGAAGCAGTCCCTCTTGACTCTGTAGGCCACCGTTCCCTGCACCTCCTTCCCCTCCACATGGGAGATGTATACGAATATCTTCTTCCTGTATTTCTTCCTGAGCTCGACCAGCTGTTTGGCGGTGACGTCCATCTCGCCTTCAAGACTCTGCAGGGAGTCGATGATGACCACGTCCGGGGATCTCTGTTTCCCGAGGAATTCGTCAAACTCATCGAAAGTGGGGACCTCGTCCCAGAACAGCATCCCGCTCCTTGACGAATTCATGAATCCGAGCAGGGAGTCCCTGAAATCGGACTCGACACCCATCTCAAGGGAAATGAACAGCACCTTGTAGCCGATACGGTCAAACTCCCTGGCCAGCTGGAAAGTGAAGGAGGTCTTTCCCTGTCCGGACTTGCCGTATACGATCCACGCCCCGGATTTCTGCCTCTTTCCAAAGGCATCCATGAAATCCTTGGAAAAGGGGATGTATTCGTATTTTTTGTTCAATATGTTGTCAAACGACAATGACCTGATCATAAGCCGGCTCCTCCGTTGCTGATTTCCTGTCTGATTACCACATTGTCTATCATTCCCGAAAGCTCGCGCAGGTCATCGGCGAACAATACCTGACGGGGATCGTCCTCACGCGGCTGCTTCTTGACCTTGGGAAGTTTCCCCCATATCTCTTCCGCCGTCTCCCTGTCCTGCACGCCGTTGGCCATACAGATGGCGATGACATCCTTTTTGGTAGCGCCCAGAAGGGTGATGTAATTGCGGCCGAAACGCCCGTCTATCTCGTCATACCCTTCGATACGTCCCACATACCGCCTGATATTGCGCTCCAGCGTTTCCGTGCCGGCCACCAGACACCCCATGCGCCCCAGCGTGTCATCATACAGGGGAATAAGCGTGCACATGGCCGAATGCGTGAGCTTGCCGGCATCATCTATCAGCAGGACAGGCTTATAGGAGGACAGGGAATTCATGTGCGCGATGCACAGGTCCAGCAGGCTGTCATTATCCATATAGCGCGTCACATTCTCTCCCATGGCCTGCGCCAGTTTGGTAAGGAACTTGCGGCTGCTCCATTTGCGGCACTTGATATATACAACCCCCTTGTCACCGCACAGATTGTACAGGTCAATCAGAGACTGGGTCTTTCCGCTTCCGCTGCGGCTGCTGATACATACCCATTTGCTCTTTCCCCTGGCAACCTCGAACGCCCGCTTCACCTGCCGGTAAGAGGTTACGGTATCAACCACATTGCGGGAATTCTCATAGAAATAAAGGCCTGTGGCGATCCTGACCGCCAGGTTGTCGTCATTCGCGCCGTACTTGCCGGAACGGAACTGGGACATCGCCGCATCGGACACGCCGCAGCGACGGGCCAGTTCTGAAGGTTTTGAACCACGTTCTATCAAATTCTCTATGTACTGTTTCAATGCTTCCTTATCCATAATTATGCTGTTTTTAAAGTGTTATTAAATCATCTTGAAAAATTCATGTCGGCGTCGTCCCATTCGTAATCGTCATCCACAAGAGGGGACGGAACCCTGAGAGGTCCGGGCGCAATCTCTTCAAAATCCACGTCCTCCACCGTCTGGCCGCGTGCCTCGTACTTGCGGTCCTTGTGCCGTCCCCGGCTGTCGGTGAGCAGGGCGCGATCCAGCAGGCTGTTGCTCTTCAGAAGCGGGTTCCGCTCCTGCATGACGGTTATCACCTCATCCACCTGCTCCTGTCTGGCCACATACCGCCGCTCGAACTGCCGGTTGAACTCGTCCACCTTCCTGCGGTGCTCGAAATGTTCGGGTTTCTGGTCGATCAGGGCCATCGGTGTCTTCATGTCACGCTGCAGGAGGAATTTCAGGTCCCCCCTTTCCTGCGCCAGCCGGTGCCCTTTGGTGGATTCGGCATTGACGATGAGCACCTGCGACAGATCGTCGGGATCATAGTGCACGGACCAGTCCTCGTGGAAATGGTTGCGCAGCTCCATGTCGAAACTCTCGTAATTGATCCTCTCCCCGAAGAGCTCGATCAGCAGCCCCTTGCCGGTGAGCCGGTTGGTGCGCCCCGTCGTGTCGCCCATAAGAAACAGGTATTCCTCGTCGCAGAACGGCATCCGGCGTTCCATGGGGGTGCGTTCCCATGCGGCCATGTACGCCTCCAGCTTCTTGGCCCGCTCCCTTTGCATGATGCCGTGTATCTGCGCCAGCACGCCCTCCTCGTCGGGGATCAGGTGGCGGTTCTTGTTCAGGATCTCTATATTGGGCTGGGAGCCGCGCCTGCTGTTGATGTTCACACCGCTCCAGTTCTTCTCCAGCTGGTAGTACGTCTTGTTCAGATAATTGAAGTACGGCTCGATGATCTTGGCCTTGGCGTTGTGGAGCGCGGCGGGAATGTAGTGCACCGTCATCGCCTCATAGAACGGAACCATTACCCCCTTCTGGTAGTTGTCGCTCTGCAGCTGCAACGGCTTGTACCGTGCACCGAACAGTTTCCGGGCGTGCCTGATGGCGTTGCGCAGCGCCTCGCGTATCAGCGCCGGGCTCTCATGGTCGCCGACGGCGTATCCTATCGGGTACTTGCCGCAGGCGTCCAGCACCACCACGATGGTCTTGCGGTTGTGGTAGGTGGTCTTCTTGTAAGTCCTTGTCTCGCCGTTCACCTTTTTGTCCATCGGCTGCCTCTTCTGGTAGACCAGTTCCACGTCCCATCCGTCCAGTGTCCAGTAGGTCATGGCGGTCTTCGGAGCCTCACGCTTGTGCTGCATCTCAAGGGAGTTCCTCAGGACAGTGGTTCCGCGCTGGTGCCCCAGGGTGGTGGATTCCATCATCTTCCGGTACCTGTCCACCGTGACAGGGCTCTTGATTTCCGGTTTCCCCAATATGGAGGCTATCTTGTTGTACTGTTCCATGATCTGTGCGTTGTTCAAATTCATGTGCTGGGAAAGCAGCTTGTGCATGATCGCCTCGTCCTCCTCGTCCCGTATCAGGGCGGCGGACGTGTTGCCCTTGTTTTTGTGCACCAAAGCGATGAAGCCTTCCGCCTCATACTGGTCCACTTTACGTTTGAGCGTCTTTCCCGTCGAAGGAAGTTTGTGGGGATAGCGGGTGTTGCCTTTGCTGTCCCGTACTTTCAGCAGGTCGTTCACCATCTCACTCAGCCTGTCCCATACGTTGAAACGGGAGCCGCCACGTCCGAAACCGCATTCCGCATTGCTGTCACGCAGCCGGATGATTGCATCCAGGACACGTGCCTGGAGCGTGTAAAGCGTGACCTTCTCCGGTCTGAGCGGCTTTCCCGCACCGTCCCTGTAGGTGGTGAAGAAGGAGTAGGCGGCCTCGTTGTACCCTACCGCCCTCTCAAGCGGGCTGGTGGCGGCACGTTCGACATCCTCATGGGGATCACCGTAATATTTGATGTATAATTGCTGTATGTATACTTCCAGCGAGTCGAACTCCACCAGGGCGGGGCGTCTGGGACTGGCACGCTCGGCAACAACAATCTGCTTTCTGTTCACCTTCGTGTTATATGTTCCTAACGGGAGGAAGCCCTTCTCGGAGCCCACCTTACGTTTCGGATCATACATGATCAGCTCGTTGGCGTAGATACATACCTTGTCATTATAGATTACAGCCATATCAACCGTTTTATTGTTTAACCTTGTGCGGTTTCCGGCGTCGGACCGGAAACGAGGGCCGCCTTCCGGCTCCCTGACCGCGTGTCCTATTTTTCCTCCCTGTAATACCTTTGTCCGATAAGGGAAAGGCAACATACGACTGCAAGGACCGAGGCGGCGAGATTCTCGTTGAAGGTGGGACGGAGGTTGTCTGCCAGCCTGAGCACTACCACAAGGCCGATGACAGCGGCTGCTATATGGATAATTCTGAATGTTTTCATTGCTTTCGGTTTTTAATTAAGGGCGCATCCGGATAAAGATAAAGTGTCGAATTTTAAAATTATTGCCGGATTGGACGCGCCCTTCAGGGGTTATTGTTATTATGATAAAATTGTTTTACGCCTATTCATAAGGGTTTGTTTTACAGTAATTTTTATTTTCTGACATATTCAGTAGCTTATTTAAAGAATCATCTGAAAGAAGATGTTTGTTGCTAAAGTTTCCAAGCATTGAACGAGGTTCAATATTTTCATATCTCATAAATTTCTGTATCTCGTATATATGAAAAAGTAAACCTTCACAATCTACT